CAAATTCGATAGCTGATACTTGTTTTGGTATAGTATATTCAAAGGTCCGTTCACTACACCAGGAACGGAAATACCAGCTATATTGGTTGGGATAGATATAGGCATTGGAGTTTACTTTTTGAAGGCGATATACATATTTATATGGCATACTCTGGCAGATTTTTACCAAAAAACCCACAAAAATATCGTGGAGACCCATCAAACATAATCTATAGATCCACTTGGGAATGTAGGGTTATGAACTGGCTGGATACCACCGAATCTATTATTGAGTGGGGTTCCGAAGAAATAGTCATACCCTACAGGTCACCTGTGGATAACCGTGTTCACCGTTATTTTCCTGATTTTTACGTGAAAGTCAAGCAAAAAGATGATACAATCAAGGTTATGATACTCGAAATTAAACCGGAAAAACAAACAAAACCACCAGAAAAGAAAAAAAGAGTCACTAAACAGTACATTAATGAAGTTGTGACATGGGGCATCAATGAATCTAAATGGAAAGCAGCCACAGAATTTTGTCTTGATCGTGGGTGGATATTTAAAGTATTAACTGAAAAGGATTTAGGTATAAAATGATTCGATTGCATGTTTTGGCTGTACCTCATACGGCATCCACTAAAGAGTATACGGTTTGTGCATTTACGCAAAAGGTGATAAACTTTTGCAAAATGTTCAAAAATGAAGGTATGCATGTCATACATTATGGGCATGAACATTCAAACGTCGAATGTGATGAACACGTTACAGTTACCACTCAAGCTTTACTTGAAAAAGTTTATGGCATTTATGATTGGAAAAACCAAGGGCTTAGGTTTAATCAACAGGATGAAGTTTATCAAACTTTTAATGAAAATTGTATTCGTGAAATAGGAAAAAGAAAACAGAAACACGATATCATTCTTTGTTTTTTTGGGCTTGCTCAAAAGCCAGTTTGTGACGCACATCCTGATTTATTGTGTGTTGAACCAAGTATTGGCTATCCTTCGCAATTTGCTCCCTACAAAGTCTACGAATCTTATGCAGTTATGCACGGTTTACAGGGACCTAATAGGATTTCTGAGGCTGAATATAAGTTCTATGATGCTGTAATACCTTCCGGATTTGATCTTTCTGAATTTGAATTCAAAGACTGGAATCAAAAAGAAGATTACTTTTTGATGTGTGGTAGAATGGTGTGGTCAAAAGGTGTTGATATTGCCGCTCAGATCACAGAAAAAATAGGTAAAAAATTGATTCTGGCGGGTACGACTCACGGTCCGAATGATTGCAATTTAGGAAACGAATGGCCAAAACACGTTGAATATGTTGGATATGCCGACGTTGAAAAACGCAAAAAATTAATGTCTGGAGCCATGGGTTTGTTCTGCCCTACAATTTATAATGAACCTTTTGGATATGTTGCCATTGAGTCTATGTTGTCTGGCACACCAGTCATTACGGTCGATTGGGGTGCATTTACTGAAACTGTACAGCATGGTATCACTGGCTATCGCTGTAGAACCTTTGAACAGTTTGTTTGGGCAGCTAAAAATATTACCACAATTTCACCTCATGCTTGTCGTGAATGGGCATCCGAAAACTATAATTTCAAAAAAATTGGTAAAATGTATCGAGAATATTTTGAATCAATCATTAATGTTTCGAAAGGTACTGGATGGTACACCGATAACCCCGAAAGAAAAGAGCTTGAATGGTTAACAAAAACACCACCTAAAAATGTTAAAACCTTCAAAGAAATACTCAATTGGTATAATGATATGAAAGAGGGCAAGCTAAAATTTTTACAAATTGGAGCTATGGATGGGGTTTCTCACGATGAGCTGAATTCATACGTACAATGTTTTGATTGGGAAGGAGTTCTAGTTGAACCTTTGCCGGATATGTTTCAAAAATTACTTGATAATTACAGTGGAAAATATGGATTAGAATTTGAATGTTCAGCAATTACCGAAGAAGATGGTGAGGCTGAAATTAGTAGAGTGCCTCCTGATGCAAAAGATGCCCCAGATTGGGCAGAAGGTTGTTCCACTCTAGTACCTGAAAAACATATCGATTATCTGGTACCGATGATGGTAAAAGAAAAGATAAAGACCATGTCACTCAAGTCTCTAGTTGAAAAATATAAATTGCATGATGTTAATTTTGTGCAAATCGACACTGAGGGTTATGATTTTAAAATTTTCATGCAAATGGAAGGGTTGATCGATCCAGACCTAATAAAAGTTGAAATTGCACATGTTACCTACACAAATGCCGTTTATATGAGATATGTTCTGGAGCAAAAAGGGTACAAGGTTTTCATCGATAATTACGATTTAATTGCTTACCGGTTCTAAGATAAATATGGCATGGCTTCTACACTTACTCAAATTGCACTCCAAAGAACGTCTCTGGAACAAGATTTTTTGTCCAGACAGGCTGTTTCATGGTTTCAGGATAGGGTAAAGGAGTTAAAATCTCCTACGGCTTTGGCACGGGAGATTGTTGCAGAAAAGGGTCGTGGCGGTAGGCTATTAATGGGTGGTTTATACCACTTTTTCTACGATCCACTAACTAAAAATAAATTAGACTATTACGATATATTTCCTTTGGTCATACCTCTTGACCGTGATAAAGAGGGCTTCATAGGGCTAAACCTTCATTATTTGCCACCGAGATATCGTGCAGCATTTTTAGATAAACTCATGGCATTTGCAATTATGAATGACCAGGATGAGCCTAAAAGACTCAGAGTTACTTATGATATTCTCAAAACAGCAAAAAATTATAGAGAATTTAAACCTTGCATCAAACGTTATTTGAACACACAAATACGTTCAAAAATAGTAACGATTAAACCTAATGAGTGGGAAACTGCATTATTTTTACCGACCGCCATTTTCAAGGGCGCAACTTCTTCAACGGTGTACAAAGAATCACTTTCAAAAATACAAGGTAGGATAATCTAATGGCAGGCTCAATCTCCGAATTCAAATCTAGCTTTAGAACTGATGTAGCTAGACCAAATAAATTTGACGTAAGTATTCCTATTCCCATTGGAATGGTGCCCTACTTAAGAACATCCAGAAATCTAAATCTTCGATGCGAGTCTGCTGAACTGCCTGGTAGATCACTTGCCACAACGACCATGAAAGTTTATGGGGTTGAAGAAAAGTTTCCATATCTTACGACATACAATGATGTCTCTTTAACTTTCATTGTTGGTGATGATATGAAAGAGAAAAAGTTTTTTGACGCATGGTTGAACTGGATTAATCCTCAGGTCAATTTTAATTTCAAGTATAAGAATGATTATTCGGTCATAGTTAGAATTAATCAATATGACGTTTCTAATAAACTGTCATATTCAGCAGATTTGCTTGAAGCATATCCAATTGCAGTAAATCCACTTTCTTTAGATTGGTCTGCCGATGGTTACCATAAACTGACGGTAACTTTTGCATTTACTCAGTGGAGAGATAACTCACTAGAGTCGATTGGTATGGAATTCTTAGAGAATACTATAGCAAACTCTCTATTTGGTGGTGATACGATTCGCACATTGGGTAATCTAGGAAAAGACCTTGTGCCACCAGAACAGGCTGCTCCTATTACAGAATCACAACCTTCTTTAATAAATTATCGTAATTAAAAAATAGTTTCATCATGGAGTTTATAAATGCCATTACCAAAAATTGATACACCGATATATGATTTAGTTTTACCTCTTTCAAAAAAGGAAATTAGATTTAGACCATTTCTCGTCAAAGAACAGAAAAATCTTTTGATGGCAATGGAGTCTGATGATAAAGAATCAATTGAGAAAAATGTCAAACAAGTTTTAATTAATTGCACATTGACTGAAGGTATCGATATCGAAAAATTACCTGTTGTTGACGTTGAATTTTACTTTTTAAATCTTCGTGCAAGATCAATCGGTGAAGTTATTGAAAACAAGTACCGTTGTGATAATGAAGTAAACGGTGAGAAATGTGGAAATATCATGGATGTCAAGATGAACATTCTTGATATTAAAGTTGAAGGCGTAAAAGAGAATGATGACATTATCGAGTTGACCGATAAAGTGTCTATCAAGCTTAGATATCCCGAGTTCTCTTTTCTCAAGAAAGTATCAAAGCTTGATGATTTGTCTGATATAGCTTTTGAAATGATTGCTGATTGTATTGAATATGTTTATGATGGTGAACAGTTTTATTATGCGAAAGAAGTGTCGAGTCAAGAGATGGTTGAATTTGTAGAGTCTCTGAATCAAACACAATTCTCGAAGATTGAAGAATTTTTTGCAAATCTTCCTAAGTTAGAAAAGAAACTTGATATGAAATGTTCTAGATGTGGCTTTGAGCATCGTTTAGATGTTGAAGGGCTTGAAAGTTTTTTCGGCTAACTTTTTGTCATGACAACCTGAGGAATTATTATAAAACTAATTTCTCTTTGATGCAGCACCATAAGTATAGTCTCACGGAACTTGAAAATATGATACCGTGGGAACGTGACATATATGTTACTATGTTGATACAGTATATTGAGGAAGAAAACTTAAAACTAAAACAAAAACAAAACGAAAGAAAACTTAGATGAACTATCAGGAAGCTGCGATAATAAGAAAAAAAAGCTTTGCTGAAATAATGACTCAAAAATTAATTGAGGGTCAGGGTTTAATTTCATCTGTTGGTAGCGCAAGAAGAGACATAAAACAAGCCAAGAAACTTGCAAGAAAAGAAAAGTTTGACATACTAAACGTTGCAAAATTTTTGACTGGTGGCAGCACTCTTGCGCCAGCAATTTTAGGAAGAATGTTAGGAAGAAAATCTTCAGACATATCTTATTTCGCTGGCAGAAAAATGCTCGGTGATACCACCGAATCAAATAAAGTGCTGATACAGATATTAGACTTTATGAAAACGTCTCGTCAGCAAAAAGAAAAAGATTTTCAAACTCATATGATGTATCAAGAAATGAATGAACTGATGCGTAACGATAGGCATCAGGAAGTTCTCAATGTTTTTCTCGATGCTATTAAGAAAAACTCAACACCAAAAAGAAGAAGAGTCCGTGCAATAACATCTCCTATGAGTGGTGGTTTTGCAACAACTGCTTTACTTGTTACTGGCGCCGCTGGGCTTCTTATGATGTCTAAAGAATCTGTTGCAGCGATAAGAAAAAGATCCGATGATGATTTAAAAATTTTAGAAACGGAAACTGATAAACAAGTTAAATCATTACAAAGCCCATATGATGAAATTTATTTCATAGCTGAAGAAGATAAAATTAGCAGTGAATATAAAAAGGAATTGCAAGAGATTTCGGACACTGATGAAAAATGGAAAGAAATAGAAAACATTTCTGAAGAAGAAAAAGAAGAAGCCGCACCAAGAGGTGGTGGTTTAACTTTAATGAAAGAAGCAATTCCTGATGTTGGACCTGAACCAACAGCTACCGAAGTTGAACCTTCACTGCCAAAAAATTTGATGCCTAAAGCAAGAGGTCTTGAAAAAGTTGAACCAGAAACTGCTAAAATGGTTTCGCCTGCACAAATATCGATAGCAGGTGAAACAGGTGCAAAAACAATTACTCAAGCTAAACAGAAGAGTTCTCAAATTGTGAAAAATGATCCAAAAAAGGGTCATAAATCATACGGCATTTTTGGTATGAATACCTTGTCGAAAACTATTGATCAGTTTGTTTCTCAAAATCCTCAGTTCGGTTTCGAAAACAAACCAGGAACTGATGCATTTGACGATGAATGGAAAGAAATTTCTAAAACTAGATCGGACGAAATATATGCTGCTCAAGTCAGATGGTATGAAAACAATGTTCTTGAACCTTTAAAAAAGGAAATGAAAAGTTTGTTGCCAACTAATTTAGCTTCTGATGAAAGAATTTTAGCTTTACTCGCAGATCGAAGAGTTCAATATGGAAGAGTGATGGAAAACGATGCATTACAATATGCATTAATGTCTGAGACACCTGAAGAATTTATTAATAGAGTTACAGAATTTGATAAAGAAAATATTGGGACGGCTTTTAAAACATATCTAAGCAATAACCCTGGAAATGAAAAAGGTTTGTTAAGTAGACTTGATATGCGAAGAAGAATGGCATTACAATTCTCATATAACACTATTGGTGACAGAGTTCAAACAAGTTCAGTTGAAAATCAAGATATGAAAAAAGAATTAAAAGATGTTTTGAGTCAAACAACAATTATATTTGATAATCAGAATATTGTCAATCAAAAAACTACTCAGATTGCATTTAATGCACAAGAACAATCACTTAATCCTATTTTAAGTAGGTAAAAATGGAATACAAACTAGCAAGAGACGTAAGAGGGCGTTCATTATCTTCATTAATTACTTCAAATATAACTGAAGGTAAGAATGTTACATCAGCCATTAAAGGTGCTCTGTCTCAAAAGTTAAGAGCAAGAGGTACGGCTATTAAAGAAAAGTTTGATCCTCTTAATATTGTCAGATTTATGACTGGTGGTAGTCGACTTGCAACTGCGGCAGTTGGTAGGCTTACAGGAAGAAAACGTTCAGATATAGAATATTTCACCGGCACAACTCGACAGAGAAAAACATATACGCCTCTGTCAAAAGGTGCACCGGGAGAATTAGATTCTTCTTCTGTTGGTTTGTTATCAGATATGTTCAATTTTATGAAACAAACATATGAAGATGATAGACAGAGACAGCAAACAGAAAAAGCGTTCAGAGAGGAAAAAGAAAACGAAGAACAGAGAAGGCATGATAGATTTTTGGCTGTACTTCAACAATATGTATCAGTTACGTCTGGCGTTGGTCCTACTCCAAAACAACAACCTGAAACTGAAAGTTTAATCAGTAAGCTACTAAGCTCGATCAAAAGTGCAATAGGTGGCGTAATAGATGCTATGAAAGCAATTATATCATCTGTTTTCAAAGGTGTCGTTGCCCTGCTGAGTAAGCTGATGGGTGGTATAGCATCGCTGATAGGTACTCTTTTGACCGGTATGAGAAAAATAATTACGAATCTAATAGGAAAATTATTGTCCGGTTTGAAATGGTTAGGCTCACTAAAAAAATTCTTTAAAGGTCCTTTTTTTAAATTTATAACAGGAGGATTGTTTAGATTTTTACTAAGATTCGGTGGTCCTGCTGCTCTCGCATATGCCTTATTGAAATATATCGTTGATATAACTCCTGATATGAAGTCTCTTTCTCCACAAGAGGCCGCCAATTTATTGGAAAATGGCACACCTGAAATGATAAGAAAATCTGGTGGTCAAGATTTTTTAATGAACATTGTAAAAAATGGAAAACAAAGGGCTCAAAGTATAATGAGCCGTGTTGAAAGCGGTGAGGATTCTTCTGAACTCGATAAAGAAATAAGAAGCATGGGTGGTCTTGATAAAATTAGAAAAATATTGGCGGAAAAAGAAATTGATATATCGAAATTTATCAAAAGAAACCCGATTGAAGATATGGCACCATTATATGGTATAACTAAAGAAGAATATTTAAAAGCTAAACCAGGGAGAGAAAATTGGTGGGAACAATCGATAGCGCCCTATTATGATGAAATGGGGGTTCGAAGAGATTTATCAGGTACTTTTGAACCTCCTACGAATTGGAAAAAAATGAAATCTGCTTATCAAGCGGGAGGTGAACTGCCTAAATCTTTAGGAGAATATGATCCAAACATACCAACTCCACCTACTGTAACTCCAATACCACCGAGACAAATAGAGCAAACGCCTCTTATAGACTACAACGAGGCTTCTCTGATGATGTCTCTACCTGATACAAATATTGTTAATCGTTCATCAAATCCAGTAAATCTGCCGGATAAACCACAACCTGTCAGCGCAAGTGTTAGAAACAAGGAACAAATGTTGAGACACGTTGTAACAGGTAGAGTAATTGTAGGGCAATAAAAAAGGGGCTTTCGCCCCTTTCTTTATTCTTCAGCCAATTTTGAGAAGTATGCTAGATCATCGTCCTCTTCACCAATTTCTACATCAACTGGTGCAGGCTTTTTAGGTGCAGCTTTTGCTTGCTCAACAGTTGTTTTTGGAACTGGCGGTGAACCATCAACACCAAGAACTTTGTCCATCTTAGCTTTAAGCTCATCATAAGACTTGAAGTTTTCTGGCGCAAGAAACTCTCTTAGAGAATGCTCATATTTCCAGATTGATTCAAGCTTATCATCATCAAAATCACCAAGAACGGAAGGTGCTTCAAACTCTGACTTATCATAATTTTGATAACCTTCAACTTTACGAATTTTCAGTTTGAAGTTTGCACCTTTCCACATATCAAAAGGATTAATAGCCTTTTCATCTTCAAATTGTGGATTCATCGACTCATTAATCTTGTCGAAGATTTTCTTTCCGTATTTGTACAGGAAGACTTTGCCTTCGTTTTCTGGATTTTTTGGATCTTCCACAACGTAGATGTTAGAGATATAAGAGAGTCGGCGCTTTTGCTTACGAGCGATTTCTTTGTTTGCTTCAACACCAGAATTCCATAGTTGCGAATTGTATTCGGAAACAGGGTCTTTTTGCCCAATCGTGGTCAACGAGTTTTCGATATACCAACCACCGGGACCCTGAAACCCATGATTAAAGATTTTAACCCAAGGAAGCCCGTCCTCACCATCAACTTCAGGCTGAGGTAAAAAACGAATAACAGCATAGCCATTACCTGCTTTATCTACTTCAGGTTTCCAAAATTTATCTTCTTTGGTTGTTTGCTCTGACGAACTAAGTTGTTCGATTGCTTTGGCGAGTTTCTCCAGATTACCGGAGCTTCGTTTGAGATTTGCGAATGATGACATCGTATTTTCCTTTGTATAAACGTTGTGTGTTGTATTGCGATTTGTCCAAAACATCATGATATATGATTATTTAGTTCAAATCAAGATACTTCTTCAGTGTTTCAACGGTAATATTGGCATCAGTGTGTAGAATACCAACACCTCCCGCTGCATTCCATTCTTCGATAACAATTGGTGTATCATCGATTAAGATAGAATTGGGGGTTGCATACTGCTGCTTCAGATGTTTTCCTGGTACAAAGATTTTAGGCCAGTGAATATCAGCGACCTTAACCAGCCATTGCATTTTTTGTACTGAAACTTGAACGTTGATCTCTGGTCGAGCAGTTGATGAGAGAATACATTTTTGAATCTCTAAAGATTCGAGAAATGGTACTAAAATATCAAACCCAGGCATTTTCTCTAGTGTTGCAAAGTGCCCTGCATCTACAATTTTCTGAAAGTTAGTACCGAAACCTTTCTCTGTACGATAATCTGATGGCAGTTTGCCTGTGACTTCTTTGAATCTTTTTTCAAAGTTTGCAATCACACCATCCATATCAACATAGATTTTAGTTATGCTGGTTGACATATTTTTCCTTTAAGTATTTCTTTGAACTTAACTTTATCGTAGTTTAAAAATGGTTTATATTTTTCACATCGAGTTAAAAAGCCAGGGAAAACAATATCATCTGAAATTTTTCTTTTCCACATTGGAAAGAAATTCAAGATATCATTTAATATAATGATTGTTTCAATTGATATTTTTCCCTGTAGATGTTCATTATACAGCAAAGGATATTGCCCGTCAACCACCTTTAACATTTCTTCCGGTATTTCTACCAAATCAAACATACGATCTATATCTTGTTTAAAAACGTATGTTAAAGACTGTTGTGTTTTTAACCATTTCTTATAAAGTTGATCTGCATCATCTTGTAAGAGATCCCCCACCCAAGTAGCAGAATTGTATAAAAAATTGGCAACAAAAAATCCAATTAGTTCTTCTCTATTATATTTTCTGGACAACTTATAGAAACTATATTTGTCCTTTCTATTCATAAATTGGTCTTTTGTTGTGTTTGTTTTACCATTGTATTTCACATAATCATACTTACCAGTAAAGTGTAACTTTAAAGCATGATATGTTGTAAATGCTTCATAGCCACCAATTTCATTCATATCGGCAATTTGTTAACTTTCTTCATCATGTTGAGAGATTGTGCTTCGTCACCAATTTTAGATTTGATTGGTGCAGTCAAAAGAGAAGCCGCTAGTTCAACTTCAAAACCTGTGGCTTCGCAGTGATGAACAACGGCTTCCATGTAACTGAGTTTCTTACTTTCAACTAGGTTCTGTATGAGTTCAGAAAACTTTCTTTGTTCTTCTTTTGTTGGCATATAATCCTCATTTAAACAGTATGAGTGCCATGAATACGGCATTGACAATAAATCCGACACCAATCGTCAGAATGACTACAGTGTCTTTCAATATTGCTGCACGTAGAAAGAAAGTAACCAGAGCTGCCCACATAAAAAGTACCAAGTCAATTGGAGGCATCTTATCAGTAATCCCTGCCATGACAGCCAAGAATGTAGGAATCAAAGATGCAAGTAACAGAATCAGCCCTAGCCATCCAATAGATTCGGCTGTGCTTGGTTTAAGCTTGTGTTGCAAAAAGTTTCGAATTGAGTCCTTTAGATTGGAGAATTTCGTCAACCAATCAACCTTTGTAGAAGATGTGTTTTCCAATTTTGGCGACTCGCTGTTTTTTCCATCGGGGGTTGATGTAGTCTGCATGATAGTAAAGTGTGTCCTCTTTGATAATGTCGAGTTTGAATCCTTCGAGAAGTACCTTTTTAGCCACAGCCTCGGATTCCTTATAGGTTGCAGCATGTATTGGTTTGACTTTTGCTTGAGCATCGCAGTACCAGCTAAATTGACAGATTAGATTATTGTACACTAAATTTCTTTCGTACACAACTGCACAGATATCTTTTGGAAATTTTCCTGACTTTGTTCTGTTAATTGTAACTTGTGCAACGGCAACCTTTCCTTCAAAAGGTTCTGTTCCTGCTTCATAATAAATGTTTTTCGCTAGACAGTCTAGTTCTTTTTCACGTTGTGCCATCGTTACAAACTCGGGATGGCGACCTTCTCTTACCTCTTCAAACTTTTTCTCAACTAAGAAATTAAAATGTTGTGTGAAAAAGTAACCAAGAATGCCTATGAAAACCAGTTTCATAAAATGCATCATTGATTCTCTCCTTTGGGGAAGAGTGGGTTATCGAGGAAACCCACCGAAACCTTTTTGACTTTAGAAGGTGCTTTTAAGCCCGAAAGTCACAAGAGAGCCCTCGTAACTGGTACTCTTTTTGAGATCCCAACGATAGCTATAATCGGCAGTAACAGAGACACTTTTACTAAGAGCATAAGAAACTTCAAGCCCAGCAGAACCAACACCACCATCTTCAAGTTTGGTAGAATCAGCTTTGATATAACTGAGTGAAGTATAAGGAAGAACACCAAGCCCGAAAACATTGAGAGATTTTCCTACACTTACACCAACACTGTGATAAGTATCTTGAACTCGCCCAACATCAACAGAAGCTTTCAAACCCATAACATCGGTTCCAACAGAAAGAACTGTCAAATCCTTGTTAAATTTCCTGTCTGTACCTACTGATAGCCCAACGTCTGCTGCTTGTGCTGCAAATGCGGAAGCCATCAAAACACTAAAAACAACTTTCTTCATTATAAATCTCCTTTTTCTAAGAAAGAAGGATTTTTTTAAAAGGAAATCCAATTAAAACCTTTTACGATTTATTACCTTTCGCTGATAAACTTATTCAGTTCTTTAGCTTTTGCAATAATCGCAGTAGAATTGGGATATTCTGGGAATCCAGGGTGTTCTGGTGGTGTCTGCCCTGCCCTTTCGGCGGTCTGAACTTTGATAGTCCAATCACTCGAAATCTTTTCACGTTCACCAAAATAATCTTGTTCCAACATCTCTCTAGCCATTTTCAAAAGTTCAAGTCTCAAATGGTATGGATCACTCATGTTAATCTCCTTTAATGTGTGTGAGTGTGTGTAAAATGTCAGTTGATTCTGTTGCCAAGTTCAACTGACAAAACTCCGTCCTAGTTTAAGCTGCTAGGGCAAAACGCTCATCATTGCTTGCGTTTACTTCGTTTGCTTCTTCGGCCGGGAAGTCCCAACCCTAACGGCTTTCACATTGCCGGATCGTCCATGTCTCTACTTATTGCCCTGTCGAAACCTGGTCAGGCCCATCAGAAGCATACTACCCACACTCACTTACGATTAGCGTAACCAGCGGTAGTTAGAAATCTGCTCATGTATTTCTATAGTATGCTTCTGGTGGACCTGGGCGGAATCGAACCGCCGTCCAGAACACCTTTCGATCTACTTCATACGATCATAACTTTTTAGGTTCATATCCAATACTCAGTATACAAGAAATGTCACCACTTTTTGTAGTTTTAAATAGAGTATATGAACCAGTGTCTTCATTTTTCCACAACGAAATTATTGAACCATTTTCTTCCGTTGCAATAAAAGACTGTCTCTCTTTATATTCCTCCATGACCTTCATCACTTTAGAGGTTCTATCACATAGAACACTCAAAGGATATGTAAATGCTGTTGATGGAACATTTGTTTGCGACAATGCCATCATTGGAAGAAATATGGATGCCGCAACTAATGTTTTCATTTTCATTCCTTGTATTATACATCATTTTAGAAATTTGTCAATACTAAGACCAGGTAAATTTTGGATATTTTGCTTTAACGGCTAAACAATCGTCTAAATATTTTTGCCTTTGTTCTTCATCACCTTTCACAATGGCATCCAAATAATCTGCCATTGGCGGATATGACTCTGCTCTTAACGTATCAATAACACGATGAATTATTTCTTCTGTAATTCTTAAACCCCAACTTTGTCGGAAAATAAAATCATAACCTTCTGGAACAGAATTTTGTTTAGTAAATTCTGTTACAACGTTATTGGATAACAAAAGAAAGCCAGAGCAATCTGGTTTTTGTCCAATCATAATGACTTCAAGATCGTTATATTTTGGTGCCCTATTTTCCGATTCAATAGAGCTTAGCCTTCCAAAAACCGTTTGCATATCTTTTGATTCTACTGAACAAAGGTAAAACATTATTTTTCCTCCAAAATACCTACTTTAACTTGGTTGTTTTCTAATTGCACAGTTGATGGCGCAGGCCGCAATTCAATACGAAGAGGATCCACATTACCCTCAAGTAACATTGCTTCTTTTGGAATTAATCCAATTTGCTGTAAAGCTGCAAACGTATATGGGTTTGACATTGCATTTTTTAATTTTGCAGGTGAAGGCCTTCCGTTTGCAATAATTTCTGCTTGTATTTCTTTACCGATCATAACAGTAAATTCATTTGCTGCGTTTGCTTCAAACATTTCCTCATCAGTGTAAGGTGTTCCATCAGCATGTTTTAATCTGGTTGGTTCTGCCAAAACAAAAAGTTCATCCAAAAGTTTTTCAAGAATTTTAATTTCTTGTTTATTCAATTCAAAGTTTTGTCTTTGATCTTCTTGAACAGATTCAATTTCAATAATTTCAGCTTGAAGGTTTAAAATTAAATGTGGAAGCCCATTATTATTTTTTAAATGTTGCAATTCAGCCAACTTAGCTTGATACTTTAGTTCAGAAACTTGCTCAAGTGCTGCTGCACGTTTACGCCCAACTAAAAAATTTTGAAGATGTTTAATTTTTTCCCATACTGTATCGCCCATCACCTGATAACGATAATTAAACTCAGAATTCAATTTTGCTGCCATTTTAAAGAATCTCCTAAAAACAAAAAAATATTTATGAACCGTAACTTGCTGCGGCTAGATAGTATCTAAATGTTCCAACATTACTATTATCTGTTGCAACAACACCAGTGTTGGAAACTAAATTAGTATATGTATTATTTGGTATTGCAAGCCCAAATCCGAATATAGCTTTATCACCACCATATCCTGCTGCGGCTAATCCATATCTGGTAGTACCTACACCAGTCGTATCTGTTTGAACCACACCAGTATTAGAGACAAGATTAGTCATGGACACTGCTGTAGTAGTTCTTCCATATCCAAATATAGCTTTATCACCACCATATCCTGCTGCTGCCAATTCCTTTCTAGCAGTTCCAACACCTGTTGTGTCAGTTGCAACGACACCAGAATTAGAAACTAGATTGGTCATAGATAAATTACCAGAACCATTACTACCATATCCAAATATAGCTTTATCACCACCATATCCTGCTGCTGCCAAATCCATTCTAGCAGTACCAACACCAGTCGTATAAGCAGCAACAACACCAAGGTTGGAAACAAGATTTGTTAACGATGCATATGAAGCTCCCGTATATCCATATCCAAATATAGCTTTATCACCACCATATCCTGCTGCGGCTAACCCTGATCTTTCAATAGCATCAACAACACCAGAGGTGTCCGTAGCAACAACACCAAGGTTGGAAACAAGATTCGTAATTGATGTCCGACTTGAACTAGTGAACCCAAATCCAAATATGGCCCTATCACCACCATATCCTGCTGCGGCTAATGCATATCTGGTAGTACCTACTCCACTTATATCTGTTCCGAGAACTCCGGTAGACGAAACAATATTAGTCGTAGAATAAAGGGTAGCAGAATTGAGACCATATCCAAAAATAGCTCTCTGTGAAACACGTGCAGATGTTCTCACTGTACCATCGTTAAATTGTAATCCTGAAGTAGTTAATGTTGTTGGCATTTAATGTTCTCTTTTTTTAACCACTAAAACTTGCTGCTGCTAATGATGATCTGATTGTACCAACACCTGTTCTATTTGTAGCAACGACTCCCAAATTTGAAACTAGGTTAGTCGTTGAAGTATAGCCAATTGATATATCTCCATATCCGAATATAGCTTTATCGCCACCATACCCTGCTGCGGCTAAACTATACCTTTCAACTCCTACTCCAGTGGTATCGGTTGCAACAACACCGGCATTGGAAACAAGATTAGTCATAGAAACACTTACCAGACCGGCGGCCAAACCATAACCAAATATAGCTTTATCGCCACCATATCCTGCTGCGGCTAATAATCGTCTAGCTGTACCGACACCGGTGGTATCGGTTGAAACGACGCCTAGATTTGATACAAGATTGGTTAATGAGGAAACTGAAGAACCAGTGTAACCATATCCAAATATAGCTTTATCGCCACCATATCCTGCTGCCGCCAAAGATTCTCTAGCTGTACCGACACCGGTGGTATCGGTTGCAACAACACCAGCATTTGATACAAGGTTTGTCATAGAAACCTGAACAGACGTATATCCATATCCAAATATAGCTTTATCGCCACCATATCCTGCTGCCGCCAAAAGTTCTCTAGCTGTACCGACACCGGTGGTATCGGTTGAAACGACGCCTAGATTTGATACAAGATTGGTTAATGAGGTAGTTTTACCATAACCAAATATAGCTTTATCACCACCATATCCTGCCGCCGCTAAATTTCTTCTAGCTGTACCGACACCCGTGGTATCAGTGGCAACATTTCCAAAATTACTAACAAGATTGGTCATAGACAAACTGCTGACGCTGAGTTGGCCATATCCAAATATTGCTCTAATTCCTGTGCGAGCAGTAGTTATTTCTGTTGTATCATTAAAAGCAAAGCTTGTATTTTTTAATATTGTGGGCATTTTTTGTCTTTTTATGAAAAATAACTTGCTGCTGCAAGGTCTAAACGAACCGTACCAACGCCAGTTGTATTTGTTGCAACAACACCAAGATTTGAAACCAAATTAGTGATAGCAGTTAATGTTCCATTAATACTTCCATAACCAAATATAGCTTTATCGCCACCATATCCTGCTGCGGCTAGATAGGACCTAGAAGTGCCAACACCTGTAGTGTCCGTAGCAACAACTCCACTGTTTGACACTAAATTGGTCACACTTAAACTGTTTGTTGCAAAAGTGAATCCATAACCAAATATAGCTTTATCGCCACCATATCCTGCTGCTGCAAGACCCCATCTGGCAGTTCCAACACCTGTAACATCAGTAGCAACAACACCTGCATTTGATACTAAATTTGTTAAATTATATTCTACGAATGAATTATTTCTTCCATAACCAAATATAGCTTTATCTCCACCATATCCTGCTGCGGCCAAATAGTATCTGACTGTACCAACACCCGTAGTGTCTGTATTAACAACGCCGGTATTTGACACAAGATTCGTCACTGAAACGTCTGTTCCTGATCTACCATAACCAAATATAGCTTTATCTCCACCATATCCTGCTGCGGCCAAATATTGCCTAGCAGTTCCAACGCCTGTTGTATCTGTAGCAACGACTCCAAGATATGATACAAGATTGGTCATTGAAACTTGTGTTGAGGTGTATCCGTATCCAAATATAGCTTTGTCACCGCCGTAACCTGCTGCTGCTAAACGAGACCTAGCTGTTCCAACTCCTGTTACATCAGTGGAAACTTTTCCAAAGATATTAACAAGATTTGTAATTGATACATTGCCAAGACTATCACCATAACCGAATATGGCCTTCACCTGGCTTTTCAATGAAGATTCAAAAGTTCCGTCGGAATATAAAATACCTGTCGTGTTTGACGTTGCGGGCATATTTTCTAATACCTAATTAGTTTATATGTATTTATTCATCTAAATAAGAGAGTAATTCCTATTTAGAGTTGGGTAGGTTTTTATGGTAAAAATCGATGTGTTCTGCTAAATTACCAATGTGATCCTGCGTTTTTTGAACAAAAACAAGAGGTTTTTCTGCTTCTACCGCCATCAGAATGACGATTTGATCCACCGGGACGCCAGTTAATTCTTCATACATCAAAGAATATGCTGTACATTGTGCAAAATAATCTTGTATATCTTCTTCTTTTTTAATCTTGGAAGAGGTTTTAAAGTCGATTACCGACAGCACACCTTTCCATTCTGCAATACAATCAACTGTACCTGCCATACCAATTTTTTCAGACCATAGTGACTGTTCTTGATAGTGTATATTGTTGATATGTTTCAGTTGATCTTTTAAAGATGCATACATGGCTGCACTATCGGGCATTTCCGAAAGTAATGACACCTTCTCATTCATAAGGTGTTTTTCTACCAATGTATGCAGTCTTGTGCCTCTTTTAGATGCAGCATTTGAGATTCGGTTGGCTTCTTCATGCCCAACCCTATTTCTCCATTCATTGATTATAGCTTTTTTCTTGGCGCCTATAACAGTTGTCACCGATGCTAGTTTTTTGCCACCGGGAGAAATATAGTATCTTCGCCCATCAGAAAAGGTTTCAGATACTAATTTCTCTAGGGCTTTCGGTGGGCAATGTATATACATTATAATTTAAGCTTTTCTTTTTGAATGAGATATGATTTAACAAAGCCGGATCGAACAATGTCTTCCAGCCCGAATCTGATGTGAGACATATATTCAATCTTTTCTAAAATCTTAATTGAATCTTCAAAACCAGATTTCTCTTTTTTTAGATTCAAATCGTTTTGGTTATAATCACCACATAAAATGAAGCGACAATTTTCGCCAATTCGTGTTAGAACTGTATCGATTTCGTGAAAGGTTGCAGATTGAAACTCATCAAATATAATAATACAATTTCTAAATGTCAAGCCTCTCAGAAAGCTTGTTGTTTGAAACTGAATGATTTCTTTATTGAACAGAAAATGCCATGCATCCCCACGCCCAATAAGTTCATTCACAATATTCATGTAGGGCTCTTGATATATCTTAGATTTCTCCTCAAGAGTTCCTGGCACGAATCCTAGATCCCTAGACGGTACCGCTGAACGAATGATAATAACACGTTCATAATAAGAACTTGGTGCAAGTAAATCTTTCAGTGAGAGATATAGCGCAAGAAACGATTTACCTGTGCCTGCTGAACCTGAAAGTATTAGATTGTGCCCTTTGTCATATTCTTCAAATGTTCTTTTCTGATTTTCTGTTAGAGGCTCAACTGTGCGAAGCCCAAAATGCTGCGACTGTGCCTGTGCAGCGGCTGATTTCTTTTTTCCCGTTGCCATAGATTCTCCTCATTTTTGTTACCACTCTCTTGGCATTTTTGTTTTATGAGTTCGAGCTAGAGTATTTCCTGGCACTTTTTCTCTAATACGCCCGATTATCTCCCTTTCAAATCTTGCGTCTGGCTGCCCTGCGCTTGGAACATTCATACGCATACCATCACCGAAAACTGGTAGACTATCAACAGAATGATAAGTCTGTAGATGAGGATTTAATTCTTTGAATTCGTCCAACTTCTTATAGCTAAACGTATATTCTTCGATTTCGTTTGTTTCTGTATTGATAAATTGATATGTGGGCATTTTTATAAATTAAATACGATTGAAATTCTAGGTTCATCAGATTCGTTTGGTGCAACTTCATGATACAACCAACCAGGCCACATAAGAAGAAACCCAGGGTACGGTGTGTAATCGAAATGAGACATTGCATACCAATTATTGGGATCTTTGACATGAAAGAAATAATCAAAGAAGTCTCTAAATGGTTGATTCGGCATAAAACGAATCTTGGAAGATCCTGGGGGTGTCTGTAGATAAAAAATACCTGATATCGTACACTGTGAATGTAGGTGTTTTGGGTGATTACTACCCTTCAAAAAAGAATTCAGGAAGAAATATGGATTCAATTTGATGGGTGTCGGATCAAATCCTTGTATTTCTAAAAATTCTATACCTTTTGAGATAATAAATTCGGTGAATGGTTTGAATTCAGGATTTTTAGTAAGATCCAACCCTGTGCCATGTGTTGTTCGCCCATTATAATAAAAATCGGGATTTGATGGTTGTGTTTCAAAAAATCTTTTGACAATCGGTAACATTTTATCCGACCAATTAAAATGATCTTCTCGTGCAACCACTGAAGGGAAAAAATTATCAAGTATCATAATGTCTCAGGTAAAAAGATTTTAAGTTTTTCTCGTTTTGCTTGAACTGCATTTACTATTTCATCTTCAGAAATATTTATGTCAGTCTCATTAATAAGAATGTCAATAAGTGCCAAAACATCCCCGATTTCGGTAATCAATGCTTGTTTATTTGTAATTCCATTCCAAGAATTATCAAGCCCGAAACGATAAACTTTTGAAACAGCTTGTACAACTTCAGCGCATTCTTCCTGAAGAATTGCCATTACAGTATTTTTATCTCTCATACTTTACTCCATACCATTCAGGAACCGGTCGGTTTTTCCAAGATGCAAGATGTGTTTTGTTGCGATTGTAATAGTTACGATAAGATGCTAGAGAATCACCTGGCACTTTTACATCATCAGGCATTGCCGGCGTAGGACCGTAAAACTCACTGCTCACAATATTAATCGGTGGCAAATACAATGCTTCAGACATTCTTTTCTCTACAGCATGAATTTTACCATAACGATAAGTGTATTCTTTACACAAATAAAACCACATCTGGTATAGCCAGATATAGTTTTCACGATTGGAACGAGTCCATACGGCTGAAGGATGATTGATATGAGACGCCTTCATCATAATCGTATCATTCTCACCTTCAAGCCGCCACCGTTTGATGGAGCGCCCGTTGGCAGTCTTATCAAGATACGGTACGCCATCAAGTAAACGGTGTGCAGTGGACATAAGTTGGGAATATTCGATAATCATTTTTATGGTATGCTTATCGTTATGCATTTCAGCGCAAATTTGTGGATCATGATGTAGATAGAAAATGTTCACGGTACGATATAGCCCTTTTCTTTGAGGTTTTCGATGTTCATTTCAAAATAAGGATACAACACATGATGGGGTACTGGCAAGATATTATCGACTATTTCTTGAATATTATCCGGCCAACGAGCTTCCAAATCATAAGTTTTCCATTTGTATTCCCAGACTTTCCACGACAGCCCTCTATAATTATGTGAACGGTTTTGTTCATCACAACGAGAATTATCTGGTTGTGGTCTTTTTGCCAAATGTAGAGTGGGATTCCAAACTCTACCATGAGCATAATCGTTGATTGATGATCGTTCTGGTAGATATTTAATAGCTCTTAGAAAATAATCACCTTCACCAAAACCATAGTGAAATCTTTCATCCCAAAGCCCAATGCGTTTCACTGCTTCTGGTGTATATGAACAGACCATATCACCTGCATCATCAGCATAAAAGTCAAAGTTCTTATGTATTTTCAAAAGTTGAAAAATCCAATCGAAATTCCATACCGTATCATCTTGTGCTGTAACAACAATGTCTGCATCAGGGTTTGTTAAACTTTTAAAGCCATGAATAATTGCTGTATTCCACATGCGGGCTAACATGGCAGTTGCAAAGTCTGGCGTGCCTCGATTGTGAATTACATTCACATGTTGTTCAAAAACCGGATCGATTTTAAAGTTTGTATGATTATTGATAATGTTAACATGCAAGTCAATATCAACAAGTGGTCTATTGAACACTTGGAACAAAGATGCAAGATTATTGCTTAGAGCTTTTTCATCTTGCCATGTAACAATAAAAACTTTTATTTTCATAGCGAACGGGCTTGAAATCCTTCTGCGGGAATAGTTGGATGAACAATTTGATTACTCATAATCTTATGTTTTTCAAGTGGTTCCAATGATACGCCATCAAGTTTAATTGTTGGGGCAAATGTAAGTTCAACTTCGTTACCAATATTAAAACCACATGCGTTAAGAAAGTCCTGAAAGTTTTGAACAACTCTACGAAGCTCAAGAGTTTCAAGATTCATTTCGATAGTGACATTATCGTCTCGAACCAGTTTAAATGTAAATTGTTTTTTCATTATTTGTCTCCAAATGAAGGAATATTCAATTCAACACCACCTGAAAGTGGAGCTTTAATATTAGTATCTTCTTTCTTAATAGGCTTAGGAAACTTCTTTGCGATATCCTCCGCTTTCACTGTTTGAAGCACAAACTGTTGAAAGTTTGAATAGTCATCTGTGATTGTGATAGTTCGTGGTGACCCAGCCTCAAGTGTTGAGAAATACAGAACACAACCTCCGGCTACCAATGGCGCAATCTCAATGACATTATCAAGATTGATAATGATTTTGCATTTTTTAGGTGCAAGTGAATTTACTTCGACAAACATTGTCATAATTACCTCTTTTTAAAAATCATGTAAATAAAAAATATAACACTAGTAGTATAACAAATAAAAACGCCGAAGTAAAGGCAAATACCTTAATTCTTCGGCGTTTTTCCAGTTCTCTTTCTATTTTTTCCAGCTCAAAGTATAATTCAATGTTGTTCATAACAAAAGCCAAAAGTTAAAGACTATATTATTTAGTACCACCCACGGTTGTATGTATTGTTACGGTATTCATAAATGTCATCGGACATATCACACAGAAAAGCCCAGATTTTTTTGATTATGGCCATTGTTTGTTCCCTATAGTTCTTTGGTATTGAGTTTCCAATCTCTCTACGTCAGAGTGTGTTTTGGGTCTTTTGGACTCAATGTACTTCTGCATAGATGAACCATGTTTTTCTTGTAATTTGCTAAGTACAAATTTGTAAAGTAAAGATGGTAACATTATTTTGTTTTTGACTTCAATAATGTGTCAGTGAAAACAGACATAACATCATTACCAGTTTTTACAATTTGTTTCGTGAAAGCTCTCTGTGCCTCAATAAAAGAGAAAAGAGGCGCTTTCAAGTTCTCATCAGTAATAAACGTGGTGACAAAATACTTCTTTGAGTCTTGAACGGTGTCAATAAAGCGGTCGGCTGCAAACATAATATTCTCCTTAAAATTAGTAGTAACTCTAATATTTAGTAAAATTTATGCTGCAAACGCAAAACTTTTTGACTATAAATAACTGTGGGTCGCCAGATTGCCGTCTGCACCCACTCTAACACTGAACAGAAAACAAGGAGTGCCAGCCTGACTATCTATAACGACAATTCTTTAGTATTACCTTATGTTTACCGTTGTACCGAAAGAGAAACAGGTAGATTTTACATAGGTTATCGTTTTAAAAACAAGGTTCCAGCAAAGGACGATTTGGGCATTCACTATTTCACCTCAAATGAATATGTCAAAAACAATTTTGATAAATTTGACTTTGAAATCATAAAAGAATTTCCAGATAGAAAGAGTGCTTTTGAGTATGAAACGCAATTGATCAAAGAGACCAAATGCGAAAATCAGATAAATGCTAATAAACACAATAAAGCAAAACGCCCATATCAAAAAAAGCAAATTTATCTATATTGTATATACCCAGGTTGCGGAAAATACATCAATTCTTCAATCAAACGATTTTGTTGCAAAACTCATGCGGCATCTTATTCTGCGAAGAAAAGGTATAGTCAAAAAACATAAGTTTTTTGCAAGTATGCCTTAGCCGAGGACAAAGATGTAAATTTAGTACCGTCGATAAAAATAGACTTAGGGCTGTACACCAAAACTTGCCCGTTTTTCATGGTCAGTTTGTAGTGCTGCACACCTTTTTTGTCTTTTTCTTTGGTTCTAAACTCATCAAATTTGTGTACCAGATTACCCCACATGAGAGTTTCGCACAATTCTTCACAGACTAGAGACCGATGGTATGCAGCATTCATAATAAAATCCTTTTCTCACAGTATATCATTATTATAGCACAAACTTGCCTCTTTGGCAACCACCGAGTGTTGTTTTTTTACAACGTATTGATATACTTCTTAAAGCGGTCCCATTCGGTAGGCTTCATGAACAATTCAACTTTGGTGCTATGACAATCGGGAAAGTTTGCGTTCAATGTACGAACCTCAAGCGTGACCTTCTTAATATCACGAATGGGTTCTACCGTCAAATAATATGAATACTGGTGAAAAGGATCGGAAAATTCATATCTCATACAAACCCCATCTTTCTAGTAACAGGTTTAACACTATTGGTATTCTGTTCAAAAAATACGTCTGCAATGCTCCATTTTTCTTTGTCGCCTTTGAGTTTGACACCAGACTTGTTTGCAAGCAACTTAGCTTCGTCCAGTGTAAGCTCACGGAATGTCAGAATGTCATAGCAACGCCCAGGGCGAACAAGGGCAGGATCAATCTCTTTGATTGAGTTTAGATTGGTCGAGAACACAAGCTTTTTGTTACGTGTTGTAACAAGCCCATCACCAACATTCAGAAACTTGTGCATCATCGTATTACCATCTTCACGAGGCTTCAAAAACATATCAGCATCTTCAAGTACGAATACTGATTTATCACCCTCGATAAACGATGCAAAGACATAATCCTTTTCAAGAATATTTGCATCATAAGAGACCAGAGCGGATGCCTTGCAGTGTTGTAGAAGCCCACGAATGAAAGTTGTTTTGCCTGTTCCAGGCGGTCCAATCAGCAGTAGGATCGATGCTGAAGAATTCATGAAGGATTCATAGTATTCTTCAAGAGATTGATCCTGTAGAAAAGGATACATCTCTTTGATAGGCATACGATCGGGGCGCAGAGGAATTTCAATTGATTGCCCGTCAGGGCTATAAACCCATTCTACACCATTCGATATGGCATCAAAGCTGTTTAGAACTTTTTCTTTATACTTTTGAATAAAGTCGAAATCTCCTACAAGTTCAATCGAAACGTGTGTTGAGTGAACATTGTATTCTAGAAACGATAGACTATTGTCTTCGAAAATAAAACCTCTTGATTCGGAAACTTCAACACGACGTAATACGTCCGATGTATTATCTTCAATCAAACTTGCGATAAACTTTTTCCAATTATTTTTAGTTGCATGAACATCCACAATTTCATGCAGGCTCTCCATATTTTTCGATACACGATCCGATATGAGCTTGCAAGTAAGCATATCGGTAAGATCGGTTGCACCAAGGAAAATATCGGAATCAACTTTATTCATAGCATCATACCTCACGACTGTTTTTTTCATTATTCTACGATTTCTAACTTTAGCGATTATCTTCCTAGACCTCTTAATACGAATAAGGTCTTTATATTTTCCATCGAAAGATATTTTAAGTCTATCAATTCGAAAATTTGGAATCATTATTCTTCAACAATCCAGGTTTTCCAATCTAACCTTTTAATACGGTCAAGGTTGTAGTTACGCATCATGCAATACTTCCATGCTTCAAGGTAGAAAGAAAATTCTTTGAGACTAGCCATCAATCACCTCTTCAAATAGTTCATTAATTTTGGTGCGACATTCTACAACACCTCTATTGTAGCCGTTTAGATATGCTGCTGTCAAGTAATTCTTTATGTGTTGTTGGTAAAAATCATTTGCTATTTCTTGAATGTGTTTCCTTTCTTCTTTGGTTGTACCTTCGACATAGGGAAAGGAATAGCCACCGGGATCTTTTTCCTTTTCGATAAAATAATCCGACTTTAATAGTATGCAAAGCGCAGATATTAGATTTTCAGGATTATTTTTCACAGGTCCCATTCGTTCAAAGATTCTTTGACGGCAACATCAAACTTTTTGCCCTGTTCCACTTTTTCCATTACTGTTGCAATAAAAGGTACACTTAGATTTTGCTGTTTTGCAAACTCCACAATCTTCAGAAACCTTTCTGCTTCTTTCTTATAATTTTCCATCTTACGTTTTTTTCAACTTGAATTTATTCAAAACGCTTGCAGCATCATTATAGCTCGACATGTTTTGAATTTGTTTTTCGATTTTGTTGTCGACTTCGAGAGTGATTAGGTTAGAGATATAACCTTTGTCGACACGACGGACATTGAGTGTAAAAACGGTATCAAGATTAAAACGATTCATAATAACTCCAATAAAAAAGAGGGAGGTGTAACCTCCCTATATAGGCACTATTTGATTATGCTGCTACAGTTTCGCCAACTTCATCACGCTTGGGTGTAGGCTGAACAGGTGAAACGGGAGTGACAGGTTTGACCTGTTTGCCAATATAACGCCCTTCTGGGCTGAATTCGTCTGGGTTCATCAGTTGATAGCCGGTGACTTTACGCCCGTCTTTATGCACTCTCACGACACCACCATCTTTTCGAATGTTATAGATGTTGGTCGATAGACGATACAGGACATTTTCTTGGTCAGACCCTTTAAAACACTCACGAATTTGTTCGGGTGATACAGGTTTGCCAGACAGAAGGACGCAAGCGATTTTCTCGTGACGATTGATTTTACCAGTATGTTTGCTCATTTCAAAGTTCCTCATCAAGTTTAAAGTAAATATTCACCAGAGATATTATTATAGCATAGCTGGTTTCTGGTGGCAACCATGCCATGCTACTGTTGCATCTTTACAACACCATACAGAAGTTGCATGGCATCTGCCAGACAGTCATCCACCGGGTCATGTTTTGTTATATTTAAGCTAAAATTAAAATCAGGATAGTACACATCCACATATCCCTTTTCGGTGTTATAGAAGATATCAATAGCAGTTCTTACATCACGCCACCGAGCGTATGGAAAGACAGGATCGATACCCAGTTGTTCTTCAATGTCATCCATGACCAACTGGTCTAGATTGCCTCTTGCCCATACCCAAGATTTGTTATCATTGAATTGTTTTACATAGTTACGCAACATCTCATAGCCATCTTCAAAGATAACATCATCGTCGGTTGGATAGAATGACTTCTTTTTTACATTCTCGCACTGCTTGGCCCACCA